TGTAGTTTGTTGAATGGAAAGATGGCTGGCTTGCTGCTGTCTGTCTTAAGCCACTTAACTTCTAGGTCGCCGATGTAGTTCTCCCTGCCATTGCCCCACTGTAGGCAGATGTGAAAGTCTGAGAAGTAAAATCTTGGTGTGCCGTATAACTTCCAGCCTTGAAAGTATTGCTCTAGCATTTGGGCTGCAATCTTTTCCCGCTTGCCGTCACCTGGTACTTGGCGTATAGGTTCTAAAGTCACCCTTTCATCCACCATTCTAGTGAAATCCATAGTGGACCTAGGTCTATATCTATGCCCCACTTATCTATGCAGATACCAATACCGATACGCTTGCTGATACCACCGTGCAGTATCATCCGATTGTTTAACTTAAAGAAGAATGACTTGCTCATTTAGCCTCCTGTTTTATAAAAGCCAGTGCCCTTGAAGTGGACTGGGTTGGGGGAAAATTTCTTCTCCATCCGTATACCACAATCACCGCAGTTAACTATGTGGTCTACATATACAGAGAACTCTTGCTCAACTATTACATTGCAGGCTGGGCAAGTAAATTCATAGACAGGCATCGTCTTCCTCCTTTGGTGTAGGCAGTGTGACCATACTTCCACACATAGCACACTCACCATCTAGGAAGTAGAAGGAAACTTCACCATCTACAAAACCACCTAGCATTACAAATACCTCACAACCACATACGCAGATGTCACCTATCGGTGTATCCCGTAGGTCCATTGCCTTGCTGTAGTCCACCCTGCGAAGCAACTCACGGATGTCTTTACTCTCCGTCATCGTCCTGCTCTGCTTGTTGTACATCTTCATCAGGGTATGGTCTCCATCCGCCTAGGTTTCTGATTAATGAATTGATAGCACGCTGAACTTTCATTCTTGCGCCATCTACTGTTGTCTTTAAATCCTTTGCTATCAGGCTCCACTCGCTGTTATCTGTGCTGAATCTGACCCGCAAAACATTCTGTTTAGCCTCTGTTAGTTTGAAGAAAGCGTTGGCTATATCTGACCTGAGCACTAGCCAGTTGTTGCCATCATTGCTTGGTTCTGACTTGCTGAACTTGAAGTTAAGGTCTTTTATCTTGACTGGTATCTCATAGGATTCTGAGATGATACTGGGAAGGAAAGCCTCTACCACTGAAGCGTCGTAGTAGTAGAGGTCTAGCAACTCGTAGCCGACTGTTTTTGCTTTTTCCTTTTCGCAAAACTTGACGGCAGCATTGCGAAGAGACTTGGCTATTAACTTGTCTTTATCCTTGCGGTCTAGCGCTGACCACTCAGAATATTTTGTGGGATGGGTGATGAACCACAGCCAGAGAATTTGCTGTATATCCAGAGTCTCAACCATTGGGTACTTCCTGTGATACTCAATGGCGAGTGACGCCACTAACTCGTCATACTCAGTTAGATACTCTGCCTCCAACACCTGTGCCTTCCCATTGACCTCTTTGTACTAATAGTCCTATTATGGCATAGTTTGCCAAATCAATCAGCGTATCCTCAACACTTTCGTAGTTCGGCGTGTCGGTCTTCTTATAGTAAAGATTCTGTAGCCGTTCTAACTTGTCGTGCATCCTAATAATTAGCCCATTCATAGCCCCACCTGGTGCGTGGGCTATGTTGTAAGGACCGTAGTCGTTATGCTTTCTTAACATAATTATGTGTAGTTCTCGGAAGATTTCTTCTAAGTCTTTAATGTCCTTCATCAAGTACCTCTTTCAGTTTCTTATCAAATTCTAGCATCGCATCCTGAATAAGGACTTCTTCTACTACCTCTTCGCCATCACCTTGAACTGCTGCTACTAGGACATTTGCTAGCAGAGTGAGCAGCATCTGTGCTGCTTGCTGGTCTCGCTTGTTGGCTTCATAGACATCCCGCAGGGCTGAGAGTAGGTCTATGCCCTTGCTCTCTGATAGCGGTAGCCCTAGCAGTACTGGGTTCTCTTTAATGTAATCCCATACTGTGTCTATCTCTTCGCTATCCTCCCAAGCATTTTCTGATTTTTTCATCTAGGAACTGCACTCCTTCCTGAATCATAATGCTATTGACATCGTGCCCTTCGGGCATCTGAACTATATTCACATTGCCTAATTCTCTGCTTATCTTCTTGCCAAACTCTAAGCCTGGCGTGTCGCCATCTGCTAACACAATAACTGTATCAAAGTCGTCAAGGATTTTTGTGTAGTAAGGCTTCCAGTTATTAGCACCTGGAATACCAACTGCCTGGTGTCCTGTCTTGACTGCTACTGTGATGCAGTCAATCTCACCTTCGGTGACGCAGATGTATTGCTCTGCTGTTAGGACTGCCTGAGCATTGAACATAGTTGTCTTAGCCCCTGGTAAGCCTATGTACTTGGGGTCTTCACCGTGGATAGAACGAAACCGCAGGTCAACGACCCCTGATGGGGTCACATATGGGATTACTAACTTACCCTTGTAGCCTTCGTGACCTGGTAATGGATTGTCCACCACTCCTAAATGAAACTTCCTTGCTTCGTCTACCGACAGACCCCGTGTTGCTAGATAGTCCGCTGCTTGGTCTATGTGCTTTGCGTATTCTGTCGTTGCCTGTAGGAGAAATTGTCTCTGCGAATTTGACAGCCTCACGATAGTTGCCTCCTTCCCTATACATAATCAAGTCGTATACATCACCACCAACTCCACAGCCGTGGCATTTAAATCTACCTTCATCAAAGTTGATACCTGCTGAGGCGTGTTTATCGCCGTGGAATGGGCATCTAATCTTTCGCCACCCACTGCCCCTAGCAGGCAGGGTGGCGCCTACATAAAGTAGGTAGTCTTCAATACTATGTTTGTCCATCTGCTTTCTTTAGGAGTTCTAGCCAGATGCTTGCTGGCATCGTGGCATACCACTCACTGACATCTCCTTTACCTTTTCGCTTGTGTATAACTACACCTGTCCAGGCATTATCGTTCTTCATTTCTACTTCTAACTCTGCTGTCCAGCCTGCAAGGTCTAACTTGGCGTGGTTCTTAATCTCAATGGTAACTCCTGGCACACCGCTTATATCGCCTTTGTCTAAGGTTGCTCCTGCGAGTCTGCGGTCTGCATACTTATAACCATTAGCCTTTAACCAAGCAACGACATCTCGTTCTGCTTGGCTACCCTTGCGTTTGGCTGGATTACTCAAGTGCTTCTTTTGCTATTCTTGCTACGGCTTTGGATATTAATTCATACAACTCATCGTTATTGTATAACTCATCAACAACAATATTCCACTCACCTTCTGATAAGGCTTCACCACGGAAGACTTCTATATCTTCTTTGGTAAATGAGCAGTCCCATATCTTAGTTTCCATACATCGGCTCCTGCATATACTTGACCTGAACATCATCCAGGTACATATTGTCTGGGTTGAAGGCAAGACTTACATAGTTGTTACCTGTTTGGTCTGCTCGCCCGTATCTGTTCTTGACTGGGGCTACGCAGAGATAGGTTTCATCACCCTGTTTCATCTGCCCGATAGTCAGAACCATTGCTGGTATCTGGTTGACCAGACCCTGAATGGCTGACCGTGGCTGACAGGGATAGCCATCAAAGCCTTCCTTGGTATGGTGCAGAACAAGCACGGCTGAGTTGGTATCTCTTGCAAGATACTTTAACTCCTTCATTGCTGCACGCATACCTTGGAATTCTTCGTGTCCATCCATTGCTATGTCCATTAGATTATCTACGACAATAAGCGTAGGGCTTCTGCCCCATACTGTCTCAAATGCGCTGACCTCATCATCCAAATCTTTAAGAGTTGGTGTTGATTCAAACGACCAGAACAAGTGGTTGTTCATAACCAATACTTCTTCTGCCTTCTCTGGCTCACGCTTGAGTAATAGTTCTGCTGCTTGCTGTGAGATACGGCTGGACATTGCTACTAATCGCATAGCCATAGTGTGAGCATTAGTATCTGCGCTGAAGTAAAGCGTAGGAACCTTGGCTCTGGCTGCGATTGCCAGTGCAACTGATGACTTACCAGCACCAGGAGTGCCAGCAATCATCGTGATTTCTGCACGGCGCAAGATAATTCCTGCTCGCTCAAATGCCGCAAAAGCGGGGGGCAATGGTTCTCCCCCCAC